CAAGCACTTTAGGTGCATCGGGATTTTTAGGTTGGCATGCGGCAGAATACGTGAGTGTATAGTGAAATCACGTCTCCGGTGCTAAGAGTTGCTTGTGCGATGATGAGATACTTGATCCCAGGCACGAGCAGGGAAACTTTGTTGGAAGCGACCGCACCGGATAAAGACCCGGCAGCGAGTTTAGAAGCAGCGTATGGATCAAGACCGCCGATGGATGTGATACCCCACGAAACAGACACAACGGTTCCACTCACAGGAACAAACGTCAGCGAAAAGGATTTCTCCTCGCCTGGGTCCATATCAGCTAAATCACTCCCACTATAACTCATTCAACTCTCCTGAAGATACTGAATTGCTCTCAACAATGTTTCAGGATTTTCTCTTGCCATCCCAAGCATTGGATTACAATAATTACACAACAACCCACGAACTTTGCCGGTCTTGTGATCATGATCAACATGCCATCGGATAGTCTTTTCCAGACAAATTGGGCATTTTCCGTTATTTTCGTCAACCATGGCATCAAACTCTTCAACAGTGATACCATAGTTATACATCAATTTATGTTTTCTGCTTTGCGCTCTAACACGCTCTTGATTTTGAGCTTTCCACGCATTGGAACTATTACGATAAATGTGTGGATTTGCTTTCCTATACGCACTACTTCTAACACGCCAACATGGGATACAATATACTTTAACCCCATCATGTCTACTCTTATCTTTTTGGAATTCAAAAAGTTGTTTTGAACATTCACAATCAGCACAAACTTTGAAAGCCATTTATTTGCACTTTCCATTTACAGCGCGTTCCATTCTCAATCGAGCGTCGATGGAGTTGTAGCTACCTCGTGCATCTTGAAGATCGGTGATCGCTTTTGACAGTTGAGCCTGCATGAGTGGAAGTTGATCAGTTTTTTCAAACAGTCTGCTCATACGCTCATTGATGACTGTGTTGTTTCGAGCAGCGGCGACCGCATAAACACCGAAACCACCTACCATGAGCGCAAGAGACATGCAGACAAAAACACTAGCCCACTCTAGCCACCAAGGTTTCTTGGTGTCATCAGCGACAGGAACAACAGGAGTGTCAACGATGTTATCATCATCCATCATCTGGATTATCCCAAAACTGGCAGAACCGAACTAAAGCGGTCGATCTGCATCATGCACGCAGTCGCTGGATCGCGGAACGCTTCGAACGACATTGGCTCCATCACGTCCTGGTCAATACCCTTCACGTCGATTGGATCAGCAATGAACTTGAGCGCAGGCAGAGTGAAGTAGTAAGTCAGCTTGCGGCTGTCGAACACAGGGAACTGCAACGAAACAGTATCGTGGTTCAGGAAGTGATTGAACTGCGTCAGGTCTGCGAAGTAAACTTCGGCAGAGCCGGTGATCTCCAAACGACCCGTGCCGATACCGACAGGGAATTTCGAAGACACAGCCATCTGGTTACGCAGAGTGGCTTTACCATCCAGCTTGATAGACTTGATCGCAGTGGAAAGAGCAACACCATTTTGCAGCAGCGTTCCAACATCCACAGTCGCATTCATGATCTCGTTCGTCAGCGCCAACAGTGGCGTGTAAGAACCAGCACCAAGCTTGGTGGCAGTGAGCGTAGCCGTAGCACGTCCCATGAAGGCCACGGAGCCAGTCAGAATGGCAGATGCATTCAGGTCCAAGGTAAACGTGGAAGGCATCTGGCCGTCCATGTAGAAGCCTTTGGCGATGTCTTGGAAGAACGTCTCGATACCGAAAGACTGTTGGATGATGTTGGAAGACACAGATGGGTTGCGAAGCATCGAACCCTTGATTGTCACACCGAGAGAACCACCATTCGCCACAGTTGTAGGAGCAGGCGAAACAGTCAGAATATCAGTCCCAGTAGAGACGATGGTGAAGAAGCCGTGAGCACCCGCATGTCCGCCAGAGAAGTTGGCAACAGCGGCGAGCGAGCCAGTATCCGACAGCGCGCCGCCTGGAGCGTTCAGGTTGGTCACAGTCACTATGGATGTGCTTTGCACAGCACTAACATTCAGGAACGTGGCAGGGACGCCTGGAGACGCACCAATGCCAAGGACACGGGCAGTGTTGATGGCGACAGCAAGATTGCTCGCAGAGTTGGCAATGGACGCACCAGCAGCGAAGTCCGTTCCAGCGACGAAGCCGTAAGAGTTCACGCCGTCGTTGACAGTGATTGTCGCCACGACAGTAGCCAGATCGGAGAACGTGAATGTTCCTGTTTCATATCCCAAACCATCAACATAGATGATCTGACCAGCGTTCAACTGACCAGCAGTGATTGCCGAAGCGAAGGCACTGTTGCTGTTGCTGTCGAAGGTTGGAGCAGCACCAGTTCCAGCACGGATCGCGCCGTTCTTCAAGATGATAACGTCATTGGCGTCGGACAGGCGAGACACAGTGTTACCAGCCTCAACAACACCTGTTGACGTTGAGAAGTTGATCGTGAAAGTAGGAGCCGAATAAGAGGTCGAAGAAACCTGGAAGTAGCCGTTGTTGCTTGGGTTAATGAACCCTTCAGTCTTGACACGGCGAGAAGCGGTGAAGTAGCCAGTCAAATCGCCTTGGTTGACGATTGTAACCGAAGAAGTAGAAGCCCACGAAACGCCAACACCGGACCAATGATCCATCGTCATTGGACGTGTCCATGTGCCCTGCATGAAAGCCTGAAGAAAATCATCAACAGCGCCAGCGGAGAATTCGAAGTTGATCGAACCATCAGACATCATTTCAGTCTGGATGATGTCCGACACCATACGGTCGTCACGGAGTTCGTTCGACTTGATCGTGCTCTTCTTGACGCTGAAGCTCTGGCCCACCATGCGGGCTTCACGAGTAACGCCGGAAGCAGGGGTCTGGCCCCATTGACCAACAACCTCAGAAATGAAGCGAAGGTTTGAGCGATTGGTTGTTGCGAATACAGCGGTCATGAGCCGTCTCCTTGGAGGCGCTCCGTTTATCTCTCTGACAGCACGTCATGAGAATATATTCGGGCGGAATAATACTGCACGCTCTACGGCATTAGACCTGTTTTGTCAATCTTTTTTTTAAGAGAAGGTCACGCCACTTTCTTGAACCTGAATCCTAAAGAATTCTTAGACAGATTATCACGAGCCGACAAAGGTTGTAAGTTAGTGTAATGGAAGCATTCTTTTAGTTGTTTTGGATCAGTCAAGTCGAATGAAGCGCAAGGACGAATATGGTCGATATGCCACTCGCCGTGATTGTCCCATGACATCCATTCTTGGAATTGATTCTCAAATCGAACATTTACCATAGAAAATCAAAAAAGTCAAGAAATTTTTATCAAGTTGGCGGCTCGTCCCTCCAATAAGCACAACGCATACACATTCGGTAAAACCCATTCTGCATCCCACGGGAAATGAACTGTGGCGATTTGAAGACCACTTTAGATTGGTCTGGCAGTTGTGTGATAACATCACGGAAAGTTCGTCCCACGAATTCAGCTACTTGGGTAGCCACAGCGGTTCCAGAGTTCTGGGGAGCGAGCACATCGAATTGAACGAAACCCACATGGCGATCCACCTTTTGTGTTCCGAGAGAGACGATCTTGCTGTTCCCATCCATGATCGAAAACCCACCCCACATGGTGTCGGGCTGCACGAAAGGAGCATTATCGAACTGGATGGGAATGGCTGGATACTGTGCATTCATCGCAGTGAGCAACCTGCTCTGAGAATAAATGCGGAGATGTTCAAGTGACATTTTACAATCCTGACGCTAAGAGCATTTTGACGTATTCAAGCGAAACAAAGACCATTCCGTTAGGCGATCTTGAGTGAAGTCCTCCTGCGTTTGGTATCAAACCAAGTTCCAGGTCCATGATATCTCCATCATTGTTGTTGAGATAAAATGCCTGATAAGGATTACTTAAAGACGCCAAAACTGCTGCGAAGGAAGTATCTGCTATTGCTTGGTTCGGTCCACGCCTTGGTTCAACTCCGAGCGGCATGGTATTTGTGTGTCCCGGAGGCCCATTATCAATAGGAGTAACGTAGCCATAGGCCATTGTGCCAACAGACCAACGGTAATTGGCAATCGCTGATCCAGACCAAACTGGTGTTCTATCCGTAACCTCTCGATGGAAGATAGTAAGGGCATTTGTCATCCTCACACGAAAGCGTTCATCCAGAGCAGGCCCCGCCGCTTTAACATAGCTCACAAACGCAGTCTTGTTCTTGATGATCGACATTTAAGTGACCCGAATGTGGATTGTCCAAACACTATCTCCAGGCGATCCCACGGTTCTTATAACCTTCCATGGCCGACCTTTGACTATCAAACTATCCTGGGCTTGTGGCTCAACTGGGAGATCAAGAAATGCAACAGTTAGCTTGGCGTCGGTTGCAATTACATCTTTACCGTCAATCTCATTCTGTCCAAAGCGACCGAACACAGCGGGAAAAGTATAAGTGACGCTGGTCTTGGTCGTGTTACCTGTGACTGGATCATACAAACCAGCAGTTGTCTTTGTGAATGTCACGGTTTCTGCCAGATCACCTAAAATCTGAATTCCTTGCTGGACGAGACTTTGAACCATGGAACGAAAACCCGACATATTACACCTTTGTTATCTTGCTGAAGTTTGTTCGTCCGCTGGAGATGGAACCAAGACCACGCACGATAAAGGAGACTTCTGACGGCACGATGGCGAGGACAGCATCACGAAATCTCAAGGTCACATCACCAGCTTTCAACTCAGTCAAGAAGTCTTGTGGGCGTTCAAGCGAGCGATCATTCGCGAGCAAATAGCGAGCCATTTCGGCACACGCATCTTTAAGCTGCTTCGGAATTGTGTCGGCATTCAGTGCATTTCCATCACGATCCAGAACACACGCACGAGGCCAACGCATTGATTGAGTTGAGGTAGGTCCAAAGATTGGAGCTACAGCCCATGTCGCAATCAGGTTTGTTTGAGTTGGATCAGCGAGGAAAGTTGAAGTAGGAACACCATTCCATGTAGCACGCTGGTCGAGATAGCGACAGGCCCACACGAGAAGCTGCTGCTTCGTCAGTGTATCCAAGACTTGCCACTGTGGATAGACATGATAGTTCGCTTGGATGTAAGTGTTAGCTTCATCTATGGTCAGGTAGCTATTGGAGTTGGCAACTAAGGAGCCATCTTCTACGATGAACTGAAAGGTCATGGCAGTGCCTTATGAATGAAACTTGAAGTTAAAACCCGACAAGAACCCGCCCAAGACCGCGATGATGGCGGCAGTAGCGACAGTGATCGACCCATGCACTATGCCGCTTGCCCAAATCTCTTTTCGGTGCGCTTTTCGCTTGGTGTCTTCTCGCATGTTCTTAAACGAATCTCTAAGCGTCTCAACTTCTTTCGGATCAGCGATATCAACGCCTAGTAGAAAAAATGTGTTCTTGACTGCGGCATTCGCGGACCTTTCCGCTACAGCCTGGATCAATAGTGACACTCCCTGCTCTTTAACAGCATCGTCTATGTTCCCACGAATAAGAGGATCAAGACTGTCATCCCCAGACATAGGCATGATTACGTCCGAGCTTCATCTGACTGCGCATTAACCGCGACTGGGTGATGTTCGGTGTGGTCGTGGTCTTCATGCACAACTGGAGGTTCTTCCTCATGCACGACTACTGGTGGTGGTGCTGGTGGATGCTCAGCCGACGCCTCGACAGCAACCATCTCTGGCTGGTCGGCGACCAGACGATCATGCACAGGCTCTGGCACATACGCTGGAGCAGCCTTAACGACAGGAGGATCAAGCGACCAGCCCTTGGTAATCACAAGGTCTTTGGCGACATCAGGGCGCACTTCGAAAGCTTCACCTTTTTCGTCGTAAACATGGAATAACTTGGTCATGGCAGCACCTTTTGTAGTAAGAAGAAATTCGCATCTCCAACT